CCGAGTACCTGCTGACCGAGGTCATCAACGACCGTGGGCTGCCCATCGACGTGCAGCTTGCGCTGGCGGCGCAGACCTACGGAGACGAGGAGAAGCGCGAGCTTGCCGCCTACCTGGGGTGGATGACTGGCGGCACGATCACGACGCCCAACCAGCACGCCCGCATCAAGGAGTGGCTGAAGGCTCGCCTGGGAGACAAGATCTTTAAAGCCTTCTTCGCGAAGGGCGACAAGGAGTCCACCGACAAGAACGCCAGGGCGGGGTTCCTGGGCTCGGAGTGCGCGAAGGACTGCGACCCCGAGATTGTCGAGTTGATCGAGGTGGTGGACGACGCCGGCAAGTCCAGCGTGGCGAAGTTCGCCCGCATGGCCGAGCGTGCGTCCGACAACGGCCGGGCCGAGGGCTCCTACATCTGCTACGGGGCGGCGCAGACCAAGCGGTACAGCAGCCGGGGCGTGCAGGTCCACAACCTACTGCGCAAGGGTCCGCCGGACCTCCAGGCCGCCATCAGTCAGGTCCTGACGCACAACGTCCAGGGCAAGGTCATGCACGTCCTGGCGAGCCTGCTGCGCCCGACCATCAAGGCATCCCCCGGCAAGGTCCTGGTCTGGGGCGACTGGGCCGCTGTCGAGGCTCGCGGCATGCCCTGGCTGGCCGGCTGCCAGTGGAAGCTGGACATGTACCGGCAGGGCATCGACGTCTACCGGGTGAACGCCGAGACCATCTTCGGCGTGCCGGCGGCCGACGCCGACGATCTCCAGCGGCAGATCGGCAAGGTGGCCGAGTTGTCCCTGCAATTCGGCGGCGCGAAGGGCGCGCTGAAGTCGATGGCCCGCCAGTACGGGATCATCCTGCCCCCTGGCCTGGACGCCGACATCGTCTTCGCCTGGAGGGAAGCCAACAAGTGGGCGGCCAAGTACAGCAACAGCCTGTACCACGACTTCCTGATGACGTGCATGGGCGAAGACTCGGGCTTCTACCGGCAGATCATCCCGATGCTGCCCGGCACCGTCAGCGTGGCCTGCGACCTGCCCGGCGGCACCACCCTGTACTACCACGGTGTCCGGGGTCACGTCGCCATCACCCACCCGACGATCCGCCGCACCGTCATGCTGGAGGTCGGTGCTGGAGACACAGGTTGGGACGGCGAGAACCTCAACGACTGGGAAACCGAAGTCACGTTCACCAAGACGCTGCCGGCGGGCTTTCGCACCGAGCGTGTATGGCACGGCCTGTTCGCCGAGAACACCACGCAAGGGCAGTGCGCCGCCCTGCTGCGCGACTGTGTCGCTCGTGTCGAAGTGTCACTGACCGGGGATGCCAGAGTGATCGGTCACACCCACGACGAGATCATCCTGGAGTGCGATGAATCGATTGCCGGGAAGGCAGCAGAGGTACTGAAGCAGGAGATGAAAAGGGTGCCAGAATGGTTGCCCGGTTTCCCTCTCGACTGCAGCATCACGACAGCCGACAGGTACGGGAAATGATGGGGCCAGGAAAAAGCCCCAGGGCTTTGGACCCTGGGGCTCTTACCTCCCGACTAGCCACCACGCCAATACAGGAAACGACATGCCTAGCCAACAGCAAGAGAATCCTAGCACAGACCAACATGAATTCCTCTCCACACTAGCATCAGGGCTTCCAGCCGGAAGTTACTTTCACATCGCCAGGGCGATCCCGAAGACCGACGGCAACACGGCCTGGGAGAACGACACATGGCGCGAGCAGCACCTGGACGGGCATTGGTACTTCTGCACCGGAGCCAGCAGCGACAGCAAGCACCGCCGCGCCGAGGACATGGTCGCCGTCCTCGCCATCGTCCTGGACGACGTCAAGCCTGACGGCACCGGCAAGGGTGGCGGCGTGGTCGAGGTCGAGCCGACGTGGAAGCTGGAGACGAGCCCAGGCAACGAGCAGTGGGGCTATATGCTGAAGGTAGCGGAGCCCGACATCGGGAAGGCCGACGCCCTGATGGTGTCCCTCATCGAGGCCGGGCTGCAGGACCCAGGCGTCAACCGCTCCTGCCGCGTCTGGCGCGTACCCGGCAGCATCAACCAGAAGCCCCAGCACGCGGGCTTTAAAGCCGTACTTCGCGATGTCGAGTGGGGCCGGACGTTCACCCTCAACAGCCTCGCCAAGGCGTTCAAGGTCCGCCCTGGCGCGCCCATTGAGCCCCGCGTACCCAGCGGCGAGCGGCCTGGGGCCGACAAGCCGGACCGGTTCCTGGACTGGATGGCCGAGCAGGGCATGCTGACCGGCGAGCGCAGTAGCGAGTGGCTGGTGGTCGCATGCCCCTTCTCCGACGAGCATACGGACCCCAGGGCCACTGCGAAGTACCTGCCGGCATTCGCCAGCGAGGACGGCAAGCCCCGCATCGAGTGCTGGCACACGCACGGCCGCCTTGACAAGGCGGCCTTTGCCCGGCGGTTCTTCGCCTGGGCCGCCGAGCAGGGTGCGCCGCCACCCTTCGGCCCTGACCCGGAGAAGCTGCGCGAGATGTTCGCGGCCATCCGCACCGGACCCCACGAGCCGCAGGCAAAGCGCGGCGAGCCGGTGCCGCTGCAGCCTGGAGCCACATACGACGAGATCACGCTAGACGATGCCTTTGGCAAGATTCCTATCAGTGCCCTGCACGACATCAAGTACACCAAGGGATCGAAAGCTGTGCCCCCGGCCCCCGCCGCCAAGCAGGACACCAGCAACGCCAACGTACTGGCCTGTATGCGGCACCTGGGCGTCGAGTCCCGGCTCAACCTGATGAACGGCGAAACCGCATTCCTTCTACCCGAGCGCATCGACCCTGCCGGCTTTGGCTCGATGTCTGCCTACCAGATCGACAGCATGGTTCACGGCGCGGTGCGCGATGCCCTCCACCGTGTCGGGCTCAACAAGGCAGAGATTGACGACAACATGACCGGGATTGCCGAACGCAACTGCTGGCACCCTGCCAAGGACTGGATCGAGTCCAAACCCTGGGACGGCCAGGACCGCCTGGAGCATCTCCTGCGGTCGGTCGAGACGCCAACCCCCGACCTCTTCAAGGCGTATTTTCGTCGCTGGGCATTACAAACCGTGGAAGCAGCCTGCGGCTGGGCCGCCTCCCCACCTCGGCGCGAGCAGGAGAAGGCACTGTGCCTTGTCCTGGCCGGCCACCAGGGCGTTGGCAAGACCCGGTGGTTGATGTCGCTGGCACCTGAAGGGTTCACTGTGCGCGGCAAGCACCTGTCACTGGACGGCGGCGCATCGGCGGCGCGTGACTCGATCCACGAGGCACTGCAGGGCTGGATCGTGGAGCTTGGCGAGCTTGACACCACCTTCGGCAAGTCCGCCAACGGCAGCCTGAAGGCGTTTCTGTCCAACACCACCGACCAGTACCGGCTGCCCTACGCTGAAGCATGGGGCCGGCGGCCGCGCTGCACGAGCTTCTGCGCCAGCGTCAACGATGCCAAGTTCCTGAAGGACGACACCGGCAGTCGCCGCTACATAGTGATCTGGACCGATCACTGCGACGTCGATCACGCGACGGACATGCAGCAGTTGTGGGCTCAGATGCATACCTACTGGAAGGGTGGCGAACAAACCTACCTGACGAAGGCCGAGGAGCGGATGCAGGCCGAGGGCAATGCACGGCATCAGGCCGAGGACCCTGTCGCCGAAGCTGTCGCCAACTTCGCCGAGAAGCGTGCCGAGCGCAGCGACCGTCACCCCTTCGAGTGCAGCGTGCTGGCAGGCGACGTGCTGCAGATGCTGAACCTGCGCATGGACCTGGGTGGGACGTCGAGACGGGTGGCGGCAGGACTGCGGTCGGTGCTGGGCAATCCCCGTGAATTTATCGAGCGCGGCGGCCACAAGCTGGGCTGGCTGCTCTGGCTGGACAAGGACGAGGTCAAGGTCTACGGCAAGATGCTGCGCCCACGCAAGGTATGAGCGAGTCGTCCCTGGAGAAGTCGGCCCGGCTGCACGCCAGGAAGCGGGGCGTGCGGTCGGTGAAGCTCCAGGGTGGCATCGTCGGCGAGCCCGACCGGCTGTTCCTGCTGCCGGGCCGCCGCTGCTGGTTTGTCGAGTTCAAGGCGAAGGACGGCCGGCTGTCGCCCAGGCAGAAGGTGGTCGGCGCGGAGTACGACGCCATCGGGCACCCGGTCGCTGTCGTGCGCAGCATGAAGCTGTTCAGGGCCATGCTTGACTTGGAGCTTCAGGCTGCTGTAGACTGGAGCCTCACTTCTGAAAGCAGACATGCAATACAACCCGCTCCAGTTCCAGCAGAAAGCCATCTCCCTGGTCTGCCAAAAGTCCGGCAGCGCGCTGCTGCTCGACCCAGGGATGGGCAAGACCGCCATCACCCTGGCGGCCGCCTGCGTCCTGCAGCACCACGGCCTGATTGAGTCAACGCTGGTCATCGTGCCGCTGCGGCCGATGTACCTCACATGGCCGGCAGAGGTCGCCAAGTGGGACCAGTTCAAGCACCTCAAGGTGTCGATCATCCACGGCACTCCGCAGCAACGGGTGGCCGCCATGAAGGTCAAGGCCGACGTCTACCTGATCAACCCCGAGAACGTGGCGTGGCTGGCAGCGCAGGCCGCCCCCCACGGCCTCACCCTGGGCTGCTTCGGCACCCCGCCCAAGCTGCTGGTGGTCGATGAGTCCACCCGGTTCAAGAACGCCCAGGCACTGCGCTTCAAGGCTCTGAAGGCACTGCTTCCCGCCTTCCCCCGCCGGGTGATCCTGACCGGCACCCCGGCTCCCCAGGGCATCGAGGACCTGTTCGCCCAGTTCCAGATCGTGGACGACGGCGAACGCCTGGGCCGCTACATCACGCACTTCCGCAAGCTGTTCATGTTCTCCACGCCGCTGCGCATCGGGGGCGGCCGCACCATCGATGAGTGGCATGTCCGCCCTGGCGCAGAGAAGATGGTTGCCGGAGCCATCGCCGACGTCGCCATGCGTCTGCAGGCCGAGGACTACCTGCTGATGCCCGACATCAGCTACAACACTATCCGCGTCGAGCTTCCGGCTGCCGCCCGCACCGCCTACAAGGCGATGGGAGACGACCTCGTTGCCACCGTCGGCGACCAGAAGCTGACGGCCGTCACCGCCGCTGCAGCGGTGATGAAGCTGCGCCAGATCACCAACGGCTGGGCGTACCACGAGACGGGCTCGACGCATATCCACAACGCCAAGATCGACGCCCTGTGCGAACTGGTCGAGGAGCAGCAAGGCACGCCGCTGCTGGTGGCGGTCGCGTTCGTCCACGAGGTCGAGGCGATCCGCATCGCCCTGGCCGACGTCCTGCCCAAGGGCACGATGATCCCGTACCTGGGCGGCGGCGTCAGCCGGGCTCACGCCGACCGGATCGTGGAGATCTGGAACCAGGGCGGCTACCCGGTCGTCCTGGCGCACCCGACGTCGGTGGCCCACGGCCTGAACCTCCAGTCTGGCGGCCACGCCATCTGCTGGTTTGGGTTGACCTGGAACCTGGAGGAGCATATCCAGTTCAATGCCCGCGTGTACCGTCAGGGTCAAGACAAGCCTGTGGTGATACACTATCTCGCCGCCAAGGACACCGTGGACGAGGACATCGCGAAGGCTCTGTCTACCAAGTCCGACGTGCAATCCGCTATCCTCAACCGTCTGAAAGGTTCCAAGTGAAGCCAGTTGCAACCAAGAAGAAGGCCGCCAAGCGCAAGCCGGACGGGGTTCGCCCCGAGGGCTCGCGGCTCGTCGTGATCGAACTGCCGAAGGCGATGCCCGGCGGCAAGACAACCCCCGGCCATCCGCTCCTGTGGCTGATGGACTTCAAGATGAAGGACCGGACCAAGTCCGATCTCGCCCGCGAGATGGGCATCAGGCCGCAGTCCCTGTACAAGTGGGAGCGGTACTGCAAGACCGACCGCAACTTCCCGCTGCCGGGCTTGCGCGCCGCGCAGATCGCCAAGTTCTTCAGGGTCAAGCCCGCCCTGTTGCGGCCTGACCTCTTCGGGGCTTGACATGCCTGTAGCTTCGTACACCATCACGTTCGACTTTGACGAGATGAACCTTGTCTTCCAGGCACTGGGCAAGCTGCCGGCTGAACGCAGCTTCATGCTGATCCAGCGTCTGGGTGCCGAGGTCGCCGAAGCCAACAAGGCCGCCGCTATCATTCCGCCAGCCCCACCGAAGGCAGAAGTGCCCGACGTGGATTCGGCCTCCCTGCAGTAAGGTCAGCCCAGGCACCTTTAAAGCCTGGGTAATTCAGGAGAACCACGCCATGAAGAAACTTCTCTTTGCCGCCCTCGGGGCGGCCGCGCTGCTCGCGCTAGGGTCTGCCCAGGCCGCCAGCACCTGCTCGCTGCTGTCCAAGGACGGCACCTGCACGTTCGTCACCGACACCACGGGCGGGCAGGCACTCTTCACCAACCCGACCAACCTGGAGAACATCGGGTCCGGTGAGATCAACCCGTTCCTGGGGCTGCAGAACAACGGCACCGAGTTTGGCGTCAACAGCGACCTTGCCAACGTGAACCTGCTGCCGCTGAACGACAAGCGGGACAACCTCGGCACGTTCACCAACACGTTCACCCGCAACGACCTTGCGGTGATCGACATCAACGGGACGTCGTTCTACCAGTTCCTGCTCGATGCCCACGAGCCGGGCGGCACGCCGCTGGTGTCCATCGATACGCTGCGGATCTGGGACGCGAAGTCGGCGGCCCAGCAGTTGCTGTCCAACAGCAACGTGACCTCGCTGGCGGACGTGGACGGTCTGTTCTCCTCGCTCATCTACTCGATGGGTCCGGGCAACGAACTGATCATGGACGGCACCCTGTTCCCTGGCAACGGCCTGGGCTATGACCTGTCGGTCTTCATCCCGACCAGTGCGTTCGCTGGGGTGGCAATGGACAGCCGGCTGATCTTCGGCACCGGCATGGGCGGCGTCCTGGATGCGGAAGCCGGCGACGGCTTCGAGGAGTGGGGCTACCGTGCGGCTGTAACGGCTGCAGTGCCTGAGCCCGGCACCTACGCCATGATGCTGGCCGGCATCGCAGTCGTCGGCGGCATCGTCCGCCGCCGCCGCCAGACGCCCGAGTAACCCCCTCGGCTACCAAGCACAGGCCGCCCTCGGGCGGCCTTTTCGTTACCAGTGATTGAGCTTTAAAGCTCTATCTGTTGCGCAGCATCTCCACGAGCTTGGCCTGCCGGGCGGCCGCCAGGGCGGGGTCCTCCGGCCCCGGCTTGCCCAGCTTGGAGAAGCTGATCCCGCCGGCTGGCGGGGCCGGCGCAGCGGCTGGCGGGGTCGGCGCGTCGTCGGTCAGGCCGGCGTTGCGCTCGCGTTCGTTGCGGGTCTTGGTCCAGATGTCCATGTGTAACTCCGAGGTTAGCCGATCCGCTGCCACAGGGCGGTGTTGGTGCCGGTGTTGCTTGCGCCGAGGAGCCGCCAGACCCCGGAGGTGATGACTTGGTTGGACCCGCTGGCGATGGGGGCGGCGGTGAGGGTGATCGAGCCAGTGAGTGCCTGCGCCTGCCCTGCGGTGAACGCCGTGAATCCGGCCCCGGCCGCTACAGCATGGACGATGGCACCGACGGGCGGGCTGCCGCCGCTGACGGCCCCGCCGGGATCGGTCGCCACGATGTACTGGTTGCCGCCGCTAGTCACCGAGGCGACGCCCGTGCTGCTGACCCTGAACCGCTCGGCGTAGGACGCTGCAGCCGGCCGCGTGGCCGACGAGGCGGCGAACCGGAAGGTGAGATCCTGGCCGGCGATGTCGCTGTGGTGGATCATCCGCCAACTGGACAGGGTGGTCGCGCTCGTGTGCCCGTTAAGCTCGATCTTGCCGCCGCCGTTGCCGTCCCCCAGCCCCACGTAGACGTTGGCGTAGGCGGCCGACCCGTAGGGTCCGAATACCGACATCTCCTTCAGCCCCAGGCCGTCGGCGTACGAGCCCACGGTGAGCCAGTCCGGCGGGTTGACGTTGCCAAGCCCCATGTAGTTGCCGTCGGTCCTGGGCAGCAGCGTCAGGATCGGCCCGGCGTTGGCAGAGATGTCGAAGCGAACCGTCGTCCCGGTCTTGTCGCCACCGACGTACCAACCCTGGAGGCCGGTCCTGATGAAGCCCATCGCCGGCACCTTGCCGGCATCGAGAACCCCGAGCTTGATCAAGTCGGCGGGGTTGACCGCGCCGCCGATGCCGACCTCGCCCGTGCGGTTGATCCGCATGCGCTCGGCCGAGGCGTTGTCCGCCGCCGTGAAGAATGTGAGGATGGAGCCGTAGTCTGTGTCGCCTGAGACGCGGACGTAATCGACCGACATCCCGGCAGAGGCCACCGGCGAGCCGAACGAGTTAAAGGCGTAAGCCTGCACCGACCGCGAACTCGGGGTGTTGCCGGCCCCAGGGTACGAACTGTTGATGGTGATGCCGCCATCCCAGACGGTGAACTTATCGACGCCGCCGCCGACGTATGGCGACCCCGGCACGCCGACGACGACCTGTCCATTGCCCTGCACGATCATGCGCGGCACAGAGCTTCCGGCAAGCATCTGGATCGGGCCGCCGTCGCCACTGAGGATGACGCCGCCGGCTGGGTCCTCCGGCGCGGTCACGCTGCCGCCGCCCGTGCCTGCGCTGTTGAGCAGCCGCACCCCGACCCCGCTGCCTGCGGGTCCGGCACCGCCCTGGGTGCGGATCGTGCCGACCACGTCGAGGTGGATGCCCGTGGTGCCCGGAGTGGTGCCGATGCCCAGGCCGTTGGTGGTCCAGCGGCCCGCCTCGCCGCCGGCCGGCATCATGCGGATGACCTTGGCGGCGTCGCTCGTCACCAGAGCCAGACCCTGGCTCGCGTTGCTGTACAGCATGCCCGTGGCCGACAGCGCAGGCAGCCCCGTGTAGCCCGAGCCTGTCGCCGCCACCAGCATGCGCTGCCCAGTGTTGTTCATGGCGTTGAAGACTGCGGACGAATCCACCCCACCGCTATGGTTGGTGGCGTAGAAGCCTGCCTCGCCATTGAACGTCTCATCGACGGTGACGTCATCGAGCGAGGTGATCCCGCCCCCGACCACCAACCCGCCGGCCACGCCGACGTCGCCGTTCAGGGTCACGTCGCCAGTGATCCCGACGTTGCCCACGACGTTGATCGGACTGGTGATGCTGTGCCCGGCGGCGATGCTGAGATCACTGTAGAGCGTGTACTGGCCGCCGGACCACGAGGCGACCTTGGCCCCCATGACGGCGACCGCCATCACGCCTGGAGTCTCCAGGTACACCCCCGTGCCGGTCTCCGACGAGAAGGCGAAGGCGGGCTGCAGGACGCTGCCGTTGATCAGCCGGAAGGCGGCTGTCATGCCACCCCGGCCGTTGCGGTCGAGCGAGTCGGTCAGAGCCTGGGCGATGTCGTCCTCGGTCGTGTTCGCCCAGGCCGCCTGGATGACGGTGTTGGGGACGACCGGCGGCAGCGGGAGGCTGTAGGTGCCGGATACATTACGAGGCATAGGAGGCTTTCAGTGGATGCGTTCTGGGCTGGGCTTATGCGACCGTTCGTTGCCTTTGCGTTACTGGTAGTTGCGCGGTCACTGGTTCTGCTGGCCCGCGCCGGCCATCGCTGGTACACCGGCCATCGACATGCCGATCATGCCGGGTTGCGGGATGTTTGGCCCGGCCGCCCGCAGCAGCCGCTGCCGCTCCTGGGCCGCGACGAACGCCCGTAGCTTGGCCGGGTCCTGGAGAAGCTCGGCAAGCTGCCGCTGCATCGCCTGCTCGGTGTTCTGCCCGCCCATCTTCCAGCCGACCTTGGCGAGCGTGGAGCCCGGGACCAGATGCTCCATCGCCACCATGCGGGCGAGGTCGGAGATGTTGGACGCCGTGTCAGATCCGCTGCCGCCGGTCTTGGCGGCCTTCGCACGCTGCAGCAGTGCCTGGGCATCGAGGTCCTTGCGCACGCCCTGCAGGAGGTCGGTGGACTGGTTGGACAGCAGGTTCTGCCCCCGCTGCGGCCCCCTGGTGGCGTTGCCGGCCACCTTGATCGCCTGCTTGAGGGCGGCCGGGGTCACGTCGGGAATGTCGGTCAGCCCGGTCACGGGCTTCAGCGGCGTGCCGGTCGCCTCATCGAAGAACTTGCCCCGCACCCGCATGTCCGCCTTGGCTGCCTCGGCCTTGCCCATAGCCTTGGCGTAGTCGGACTTCCAGGCACCGAAGCCACCCGTGCTGGATGCGTCCAGGACCTGATCCATCGCATGCGCGAGGCTGATGACGAAGGGCTCGTTGCTCGCGGCGCGCACGCCCGCGTCGCCCATCCCAGGCACGCCGGTCAGCCCCTGGGCCACCGTGCGGCGCAGGTTGTGCAGAAGCTCGGGCGTGACGGTGCCCGCCTCGTGCATCGCCTTCTCGACGTAGTCCACTGCGCTCTTCACCGCCGGGTTGCCCAGGTACTGCGGGCTGGCCTTCGCAACCTGGAGCTTCTGGTAGAAGTCGTCCATTGCGGTGAAGAACGGCGTCTCCGGGATGCCGTGGTAGATCTGCTTGACGCCCGCCCCGATCTGGTTGGCGTTGGCGAGAGCCTTGTCCAGGTCGGGCTGATCCTGCAGCCCCTTGTCCAGAGCGTTCCAGCGGGCTTCCTTGTTGGCGGTGTCGAAGGGTAGCCAGTGCTGCCCGCCGCCCGTGCGGCTGCCCTGCTCCAGGCTCGCCAGGGCAGAGTCCTGGGTCGCCACGGCCGCGCTCGGGCGGCCGCCCTGGGCCGACACCGCAGCGTGCGGCACGTACTGGTCGGCCGGGATGATGTTGCCGGTGGCGTCCTTGATGACGGTGGCGGCCCGCTTGCCGCCCTGGGCTTCAGCCGCCCTGGCACCGATGCCGCCGATGAGCGCAGCGTCCTCGGGGATCGCGGCGGCGAACCGCTGGGCCACGCCGCCCACGCCCCGGCCGACCGCCCCGCCACCCTTGAGGGCGAGCTTTAAAGCCGTAGGCGCGACCATGCCCCCCGCCGCCCCGAGCCCGGTGTTCTGCAGCCGTGACTCGTCCGACGTCACCGGCTGCAGCGCACCCTGCAGCGCGCCGCCGCCTGCGGCCGACAGGGACGGGCTGGCCGCCGCTGCCCTGGCGAGCCCGCCGATCCTGGTGGCGGCCGCTCCGGCACCCATCCCCAGCGGGATGGTCGGCGCGATCTCGCCGGCAAGCTGGATCAGCCCGCCGCCCGCCGTCTGGTCGGCGAGGTGCTGGTCCATCCGCCGCTTTTCCTGCAACTGCTCGTCGGTCATGCCCTGGCCGACCAGTTGCTTGGCACCCTGCCACGTCGTGTCGATGCCGGCACCCAGGTTCACCAGTGCCTTGTGGCCCCAGGACATGCCCTCGGTCGGGTCGTACTGGCTCGGGTCCGGCGCAGGGGCGGGCGGCCTGGGAGCCTGGGGCGTGGTCCCGCCAAGCTGCTGCTGCAGGATGGCGAACGCCTGCTGCGGCGTCGAGCCCGGCGGCCCGGTCACATCGTGGGTCTTGCCCTGGGGGTCGGTGAAGGTGAAGGTAGGCATGGCTCACCTCGTCTGGACGGACCACCCGGCAGGAAGGCCGCCGCCGCCGCCCTGGCTCGCCGAATGCTCGACCGGCACCGTGCCCTGGGTGGCGTTGGGCTTCATGAACTGGCCCGACCTGTACTTGAGGGTGAGGTCCTGAAGCGACTTGAGCGCAGCCTGCCGTGTCGGGATGGGCAGCCCACGGTTGGCGAGATCGCCGGCCATCCGCTTGTAAAGCTCGACGTCCTTGTCGGACTGCGGACCCTCCATGCGCGGCATCGCGGAGATGAGCCGCCCGACCATAGGCTCCAGTGCCTGGGCAGCGTTCGCGCCCTCGGTGTCGCGGCCGACGTACTGCAGAGCCTTGTCCAGGTGTTCCCCGAACCCGCTGTGGGTGGCCTTGGGCAGCACCTTGGCGATGTCGCCGAGGAGATCCAGCGTGACCTGCGGGTCCGTCGTGCCCTTGCCGCTCTTCTGCCCAGTGGCGACCACCTCGGGCTTCTGGTAGGGCACGAGGTTGCCGCGCTGGTCGTAGGTCGTCCTGGCGTTCGTCCGGTTGTTGTGGAAGACCTGGGCTCCGGTGTCGGGATCGGTGCCGACCAGCGTGTTGACGCCGGCATTGGCCCCGCCGCCGGCAATCGCCCCGGCCAGCATCCGGGTCTCGTAGCGGCCCTCGATCATGGCGTCGGTGCGCTCCTTCGCCGCGATCTCCTTCTGCCGCTCCAGGTCGGCCCGCGACTGCAGGGTCAGGTTGCCCTGGAGCGCGGTGTCCAGAGCCTTGAGCCGGGCGTCGGCCCGCTGGTAGGCGAGGTTCTGGGCGTAGGCCGGGTCCTCCACGAAACCCTGGTCGGTGAGCGTGCCCCCGGTCATCTTCATGGGCTCGTGCGCGGCCGCCGACTGCTGCATGAAGTGCTGCTGCAGCGGGTCGAAGTTCTTCCCGGCCTGCCGTGCCAGCAGGGCCATCACCAGTCCCTGGTTGCCGGCCTCGCCACGCTGCTGGGCAAACTTCTCCATCTTGCTCATGTCCGCCGGCTTGAGAGCTTCCTCCTGCATCTTTAAAGCCCGCTCGCGCTCGGCCATCAGCCGGGTGCGGTCGGATTCCAGGGAGTCGTACACGGGCGAGGCTGCCGGCCCCGGCTGGGTCGGGATCGAGCCCGGCCCGGCCTGGAAGGGCGGCATGCCCGGCGGCCGGGTCGTGGCCGACGCACGCACCGACATGGGCAGGCCGCCGGAGCCAGCAGAGCCTCCAGGAGAGCCTTGCGACCATCCTGGGGGTAGACCCCCAGGCGGCGGCGTTTGAGGGCTTGGCGGTGCCATTGCGGCAGCCGGCGGGGTAGGAATGGGATCTCCCCAGGAGCCCGTGACGCCGGTCTTGACCGGATCGCCCCAGGAGTCCGAGGCACCGCCGACCCTGGGCGGGGACATCTGGGGAGCCCCTGCGCCCCCTCCTGGCGGCAGCGCGCCGCCCGGCGGGGCCATAGGCTGCTGCCGCAAGGCGGCCGTCCTGGCCTGGGTCGAGTAGTCCGGGGCAGGCAGGCCGCCCAGGATCGCCTCGATAGCGTCGTCGTAGGCGGACATGGAAGGCTCCTACATCCCGCCGGCATACGCCATCGGGTCGCTCGGGGGCATCTGGAAGCCGGAGCCGCCGCCGCCCATCGGGTTGCCTTGCGGGTCCTTGCCCAGGGCGGCGTACGCCTTGGCCTGCCGCTGCTGCTCGATCATGTTGGCGAGGTCGCTGCGCTGCTGGCCCTGCAGGTTGTCGGCCTGGGTGTTGACGTCGGCCTGACCCTTGGCCGCCATCCCCTGGCCCAGCACGCTGGACAGGAACTCCAGCGGGTGCGCCGCCGTCTGGACGCGGCCGCCGCCGCCGCGCATCTGCGGCGTCGCGGCGTTCTGCCGCAACTGGTTGACCAGTGCCTGCTGGCGCATGATGTTCTGCTGCTGGCCTTCGTTGGCACCCTGCGCCGTCAGGTACTGCATCAGGGCGTCGTTGTTCGCTTGGTTGGTCATGTCCATTTCAATCTCCCATGCCTTCGGCGACGTCGTCGCGCCAGCGGTTCAGTAGCTTCATCACGAACTGGTGCTTCTGCTCGGGCAGGTTGGCGATCCGCTGCCGGTTGTCTTCCAGGTACGCCGTGCAGTCCCAGCAGTCCCTGGACGTCCTCTCGCCCCGCTCGTAGCCCGGGGGCATCAGGTCGGGTGCCTGCTGCATGACGTAGCTGACCACGTCGTCCCGGGTCCACGAGGCGATGGGAAAACGGATTGTCACCCCGGAGCCGTCTTTAAAGCCATCCCTGATGGGTGCGCGCTGGCGGTCGGTGTCGCGCTGCCCCCGGTAGATCGTCTCGGGGTGAAGCTCGCGGCTGATCTTGTCCAGCGGCCCCCAGATGGCCCGGTTGCAGCACGAGAAGTAGTCCTGGTAGCGGACGTCGTCGCCGCCCGTGGACAGTTGCCCGTAGGCGGTGTAGCGCAGGGGCACCACGTCCACCGGACGGCCGAAGTCGGCAATGTGCCGATGCGAGAGGACGCGGGCGAAGCGCAGATGGCTGAACCGCTGCTCCAGGAAGTCCAGGTAGGTGGTGGTGCCCTCGTAGCTTCCGTCGGTTTGCACCGTGACCACCACGAGCCCAGGCTCGTTTGCCAGCAGCAGCAGGCAGGCGAGCGAGTCGATGCCCCCGGAGAATTGCAGGACGTTCATCAGAATGCCATCGCCGCTGCGCCGGCAATGCCGGCAATGCCCGACATCATCCCCTGCTGGCTCTGCGCTGCAGCATTGCTCGCGTCCATCTGGGCGTTGTACTGCTGCCCGGCCGCGCCGGAGTAGTTCACGCCGCCAGCGGACTGCGAGGGCGTGAAGCCGGGCATGGTGGGCATGTTGACCTGGGCTCCGGTGAGCAGGGCGTTCATCTCGTTGAGCGGCATCTGCCGCTTCTGGGTCTGCTCGGCGATGTCCTGCTGGCGCAACTGGTTCTGGTACTGGCTGGACTGCAGTGCTTGGTTGAAGTTCTGCTGCCCCGCGCCGGCCATCATCCCGAAGTTCTGTTGGTTGGCGGCGAGGTTCTGCCCGAAGCCCTGGGCTTGCGCTTGGTTGGCGAACTGCGCCCCTTGCAGGTTCTGGTTGAACTGCTGCCCCTGGCCCTGCATCCCCATCTCGAAGTTGCGCTGCTGCTCCTGGCCGGCGGTCTGCATGGCGTCGAATGCCTGCCGCGACTGGGTGTCGCCCATGCGCTGCATCTCGCGGTTCCACGCCTCGCTGCCACGGGTCAGTCCCATGTTCTGCAGCTTGCCCTCCAGTTGCGACTGCTGCTGCGCGTTCTGCGGGGCCATGCGCGCCATCAACGCCTGCTCGGTGCGCTGCCGCCCCATGTCGCCGCCAGCATCCGGCACCGGGCCGGCGTTGTTGAAGCCCGACATGATCCCCTGGCCCGCGCCCTGGGTCTGGAAGGCATTCGGGTCGAGGTTGCCGGCCTGGACCGAGCCACCCTTGGCGGCGAGGTTCTGCCAGTCGAACGGCTGCGCCATCGCCTCGCCAGCCCGGCCGATCTGAGCCTGAGCCAACTGGCTCTTGCTCATGTCCACGTTCTGCTGCGCGTCCAGCGCGGCCTGGAGCTTCGGGTCCAGCGACGTGTTCTGCGTCCAGGCCGTCACCTTCTGCCCGGTCGCAGGGTCTACCTGCTGCTGCGACGACCAGGACTGCGTCCCCCAGGGCGTGACCTGGGTCGGACGGTTCGCCCAGTCGGCGGCGGTCTGCGCCTGCTGGTTCGACGCCGCAGTCTTCTCGGCTGCTGCGGTGTAGTCGGGCGGCGGCGGCTGCGATTTCTTGCCCATCAGTGGGTCCTCCGTGGCGAGAGCCACTTGCATTCGTTGCGGCGCATCCGCATCAGGACAAGGGAGCCATCCGGGTGCGCACCTTCAAGCTCGACAACGACGGAGAAGCCCAGGCGTTTGTCGATGTCCAGGGCCACGGCATTGTCACTCGGCACGAGTGCCAGGACCTGATCGCAGCCCATCACGTTGAACGGGTAGTCGAAGCAGGCGTGCAGCATCCGCTTGTCGATCCAGCCGGGCTCGCCGGCCATGTGCATGATGCAGCTTGCGCCGTTGAAGTTGTCGTAGCCGACCACGCCGCGCAGGATGTTGGGGTCGAGGTCGGACACCGAGCCGATGCAGAAGAAGTGCGGCGTCGGCGTGTAGCCGATGCGCTCGCACAGCCAGATGGCAAGCGGCGTCTGGGGCTTGGTGGCGATCACAGTACACCTCCAGGTTCCACGAGAGCCTGCCAGCCGACGAAGAGGGTGTCTGCCGAGGCGCGCACCTTCATCGCCAGGGCACCGTAGCGGCCTGTGCCGGCCGCCCCCGTCCACGCCTCGAAGTTCTGCCCCGAGCCGGACCAGACGGCGTAGTCCCACAAGCCGACGTCCCAGGCACCCGAGCCCGCGCCCAGGTAAGCCGGCACGGGTCCGCCGATCTCCAGGTTCCACTCGCTGTTGATCCCGGCCTGGACGCCTGGGGCCGAGTCGGAGATGAAGCTCGGCCGCACCATCAGGAACCGCTTGACCCGGATCGCCTCGCCCAGCGGCTGGAAGGCGGTGACGACCACGCCCTGGAGGTCGGCACCAGGAACGGCATCGACCTGCCCGTCGGTGCCGCCCTCGAAGCACAGCCAGATGTTGCCGGCAAGATCGCCCGAGAACGTCTTGCCGTTGAAGCTGATGACGGTCAGCATCGGGTAGCCACGCAGGATGGCGAACGCCTTGTTGTTGACCTCGTAGACCCACTGCAGGTTCTCGATGTTGATCTCGGCACGGTTGATCATCAGCAACTGCTCGTGCGGCAGGAAGCAGATCTCCCACCAGCGCACGTCGAGCGAGCCGGCGATCTCGACCGCCAGGGCAGAGTTGATGTTCGACGCGATCTGCGGGTTCTGCCACAGGCCGTCGCCGCGCATAAGCTCGGACATGAAGCACATGCCGCGCTCGGACAGGATCGATACGTCCTGCTGGTAGTTGGAGAAGAAACGGTTGCCGGTCGGGATGCGGCCGATGAACCAGCGACCGATCACCTGGAACTGCCCGGCCACGTCGGGATCGTCGCCACCGTAGACCAGGACGTCGCCCTGGTTGGCGATGATGATCAACTGGTTGTTGACGCC